CCTTGAAGGTACCAACCTTCTGGCCCGCCCCGTCAATGATGCCACTGCGGAACGGCACCTCCGTGGACTCAAGGCGCGGGGAGGGGACCGCAGGGAGGAGGGTCCCCTCCATAACGCGCCACTTCCCCGGCTGGTCCAGGTCGACGCCGT